GTCTGTAGCCCTTGCAGGTTGGACGAGATGAGGGTCGTCGTCAGGCCGATGGTGCGGCTGTTGAGCTGGCTGCTCTGCCACATCCGCCCGCGCTCTGCCGTGTCCACGGTGATCTGGTCGACGTCGGGCAGGCCCAGGCCGAGCATGGCCGAGACCACCGCCGTCGTCGTGTCATCCATGTTGTTGAGGACACCGGCGGCCAGGTTGGTCATGCCATCCGGCATCACGGCCAGGAGCGTCGACTGGCTTTCGTGCGCGATGCCTTCCCAGCGGCAGCCAGGGTAGGAGCCGTGGAAGGCCGTCGTCCAACTGCCCTGCTGCACCACCACGTCATCGACGTAGCAATTCGCGCCGGTGTCGAACAGGATTTGCACCGCCGTCTGTCCGCTCACCTGCGCGCCGCTGAAGCTGGCCGCCTCGTTGACGTACCAGTTCCACGCGCCATCCGTCTCGTACAGCGTCGGCGTCACGGTCGTCGCGCCGATCTTGAATTGGATGTTAGCGAACGTGCCCCGTACCCAGCACGAGACGTAGGTCGTCGCGCTGGGCAGGCTGGCCGTGGTCAGTTGCAGGCCCGCCGCGTTGCCGGACGTGGTGACGTTGAACGAGTACTGCGCCTCGGCGACGACCTGCCGGTTGTACGTCGTGGAGCGCGTCGCCGTCGCCGACGCCGTGGCCGTGAAGTTGGCCGACGACTCGCCGCTGGGGTTGAGGACGTAGTTGACGCTCTCGGTTGGCGTTAGGAATTGAAAAGCGTTCGTTGGCGCTGCCACACCTACCCCCTAGTACATGACCAGGCCGTACACGGATACCGTCGCCGCCCGGCCCGCCTCTGCCGTCGAGGCGTTGACACTGACGTTGATGCTCTTGGTATTGTTGGTCACGTTGTTGATTGTCACCTGCCCGCCCAGGCCCGCGCCCGGCGCCGCCGCCGCGCCGGTCGCCGCCAGCCCGCCTAGCCCGCCCGCGAGTGCGCCGACGCCGATGCCTTGCCCTAGCACACCGGCCAGCGCGCCCACCATACGGTCGCTGCCCGCCTCGATAGCGCTGGCGAACGCCTCGACAAAGGACGTGCCAGCCGCCGCGCCCCCGGCGACGCTGAGGGCTTGCAAGCCCTCCAAGATGGCGGCGAACACGGCGAACGTCGGGGCCATGTCGGGGCTTGTGACCTCGGTGGTGCCGAAGTCGGCCAGTGTCTTGAGCAGCGTCTTGGCGTCCTTCACCACGTCGGCAAAGCTAGTGATAATGCTCTCCAGGTTGGCCGCGCCCTCGCCCCGCGTCATGTCGAAGGCATTGGCGACCGTCAGGTACGCCTTGCCGATGTCGACGGCGAGCTGCGCCACCTTGCGCGTCGTCTCAGCGGCATCCTCCGGAATGGTCGTCAGCTTCGAGAAGGCATTGATGGACTTGTCCAGGCCGCTGTAGAACTTGTCGAGTTTGGCAAACACCGCCAGCAGGGCTTCCGCGCCAGGGCCGACCACCACATCGAAGTTATTGGCCGTCTCGATGAACGTCTTGGCGATGGCCTTACCGAGCGTCACCAGTTGGACCGTGAGCGCCTCGTAGTTGGCGGGCAACTCTGCAATGCCCTTGCTCATGTCTTTACCGAGGTCGTAGACGGTCTTGATGAACCCCTCGGCCATGTCGATACCCTTCGCCGCCTGCTCCGCCGCCGGTGTCACCTTGCCCGTAAACGTGCTGGCGATCTCCAGGAACGCGCCTGCCACGGCCACGCCGACGCCCGTCAGCCGCTTGGTCGACGCCGCTACATCCTTTGGCGCATCCCACTCGCTGTTGAGCATGGCGATGATGTCCAGGGTACTGCGCATGGCGCTAGACACCGGCGACAGCACGTCACCCAGTAGCTTGAGGCCGGGCAGCGCGTCCTCGTTGACCGTGACCTTCACATCGTCGGCCGCGGCGGCGATGTCATTCGCCCACGTCACCAGGGATTGCGCCAGGTTGATGACCCACTGACGGCCCAGGACGTCGTTCATCGTCGTCTCGACCGCCGTGCCGCCGACTTCCTTGAGTAGCGTGGTCACAATCCCAACGCTGTTGTCGATGGCGCTCTTGATGGGCGAGAGGATGTCACTCAGTAGCTTAAGGGCGGGCAGGGCGTCGGCGTTGACTGTGATGTTGATGTCGTCAACCGCGCTGGCGATGTCATTAGCCCATTGGGTCATGGCCTGCGCCAGATTGATAATCCACTGGCGGGCCGCCGCGTCGTTCAGTACCGTCTCGATGCGCGTGCCGCCCACCTTGTCAACCAGCGCGTCGACCAGGGCCACCGTACCGCCCAGGATGTCGAAGGTCGTCTTGAATATCTGATTGAGTTCGGTCAGGCTGGGGGCGATGTCGCGCTCCAGGTCGTTCATCAGCCGGTGGATGGGCTTCGCCAGATCGACCATAAAGCTGGCGATGCTCATCACGGTCAGCACCATTGCGTGCCGCTGCTGCTTGTTGATGACGCTCAGACGCGACACCTCAGCCAGCGCCGCGTTGGCGTTGCGCAGGAACTCGACCAGCCGCCACGAGATGTTAGCCAGAGACGTGGCGCTATCGAGGGTGTGGTCTTCGAATTGCCGCACCCCCTCGACCACCGGCGCGGCCAGGTCGGCCATGATGCTGACCAGTTGAGCGACGAGCCGCTTGGCCGCGTCGACCAGGGCAGGCTCGCCGTTCTGAAGCCCGGCCACGATACCGGCGACGATGGGCGCGCCAACCTCAGTCTCCATGACCTTCGACGGCGAGGCGATGTCGAGGGCCTTCTTTGCGGCCTCAAGCAGATTGTTCGCGGCACTCGCCGCCGCCTCTCGCAGCCCGGCCACGCCGTTCTGAATGCCGGTGATGATGCCGTCAACAACACCCTGGCCCACCGCGCCCCAGTCGGTCGTCGTGAACTTGGCGATGATGTCGGTGATGATGCCCGCCGCCGCCGCTACCAAGTCGGGGCCAATGGATGTGATCTTGCTCTTAATGGTGTCCCATATCTCGCCCCACTTCGTCTGGATGTTGGTGATGCCAGGGATGAGCGTGTCACGCACAAAGGCCACGATGGCGTCAAGGGCAGGTTTGAGAACGTTGTCCCACGCCGACTTCGCCAGGCCGGACGCCGTCTCTAGTCCCGCCCCGACAGCGCCCGCCAGTTTCGACAGGACAGGCAGGACCGGGTCGGCGATGAAGTCGCGCAGGGCAGTCAGGGCAGGCTTGATGACATTGTTGTAGGCGTCGCGCATGACGCCAAAGGCCGTCTCTAGCGCCGGGCCAACAGCCTGGGCGAGACTACCGAGGATGGGCAGCACAGGGTCGGCGATGAAGTCGCGCAACGCCGACAGGATAGGCTTGAGAACGACGTTCCACGCCGTCTGCGCCACCTCGAAGGCCGCCTTGAGCGCCGCGCCCACCGCGCCCGCCAGGTCGGAGAGGATAGGCAGCACGGGGTCGGCGATGAAGTCGCGGATAGCTGTCAAGATGGGCTTAAGGACGGTATCCCATGCCGTCTTGACCGCGCCGATGGCCCCCGGCAGATTGTCTTTGAACCAGTCAACCAGCGTTGACAGGATAGGCACCACCGTCCCGCTAATGAAGTCATAGGCCGCCTGAAGCGCGGGCTTGAGAACGGTATTCCAGGCCGTCTGAATGGCAGCAATGGCCGTCGGGATGTTGTCTTTGAGCCAGTCAGCGAGCGTCGTCAGAATGGGCACGACGGTGTTGGTGATGAAGTCGTACACCGCTTGCAGCGCAGGCTTGAGGACGGTATCCCATGCCGTCTTGACCGCGCCGATGGCGGTAGGTAGATTGTCCTTGAGCCACGCGCCGAAGGTCTCAATGGCCGGGACCACGGTATCACGCAAGAACGCCGCCAGCGACGACAGCGCGCCCGCCAGGACTGTGCCGAACTGCGGGGCCAGCTCCCCCACGGCATCATAGGCGGCCTTAATCAGCGGGCTGACAGCGTTGAACGCCGCCACCAGGGTCTCGCCTATCGCCCCTGCCAGTTGTCCTATCGCCGGGAGGACGGTCGACAGGGCTGTGCCGATTCCCTCAAAGGCCGACTTGGCGCTCGCCAGTAGCCCGCCCATGCTAGACGAGGCGTCGGCAAAGCTGCCCTGGATGCTGCCGACGAAGGACTGTACCGCGCCGATCCCCGCGCTGACCATACTGCCCAGCGTCGCGCCGATCTGCTTGATGGCGTCGAGAACGGCAGGGTTGGACAGGGCCACCAACAGGCCGCTCATCTGTTCTTTCAGCGCGTCGAAGATGGGCGCGCCCATCGTGCGCGTCGCCTGCCCCACCCAGTCCTGAAGGTTGGACAGCATCCCCTCGAAGGTGGTGGATTGCTTGTCCATCATGCCGCCGTACTTCTCGTCCATGATGGACAGCAGCGCCGTCATGGCCTGTGGCAGCGGCGATACCAACTCGCCCGACTTGGAGAACTCGACCCCCATGCCGCGCAACTGGTCACGGGTGACGATGCCTAGTTCCTGGAAGCGGGCAATCGCCTCGCCCGTCGCGCCGCTGGCGAACTTGCCCAGGTACGTTGCCATCTCCTGAAACGACGCCCCCGACCCGCTCGCCACGTCGCCCGCGATGCGCCGGATGTCCTCGCCCGACTTGCCGAACTTCTGCGCCGTGTCCTCGGCGTGGAGGCCGAAGCCTTGCAGAATCTTGTCGGCTTGCACGACTTCAGGCAGCTCAAAGGGTGTCTTTGCGCCGAACTCAGCCAGGTCCGCCAGTCGTTGCTTGGCCGCATCGCTATCCTTGAGCAGCACCGTAAACTGCTGATTGTACCGCTCAAACTCGGCGTTACCGCCAATCATCCCGCTGACAAGGCCGCCCACGGCCTGCGTCGCCGCGCCGATGCCCTGCGCCAGCAGGAAGCCGCCCGCCGTCGACAGGACGCCCTGGATGACGCTGCCGAAGCCGCGGGCGCTCTGCGCCGTGGTCTCCATCTGCTGTTGTGCGCCGCTCATCCCCTGTCGGAACTCGCTGTCGTCTACCCCTAGCTTGGCGTAGAGACTGGCGACTTGTACCCCTGCCATCACCGCCTCGCTTTCCGCGCGGCGCGCTTGCTTGCCTGCTGCTCCGCCCACGCCTCGGCGTTGCGCGCCTCTAGCACGCGCAACTCCCACCACAGCCGCGGCTCGTCGTACAACTCAAACACGGAGATATGGGCGCGGTCGGCTATCAGCAGCCGCGTGTACCACTCAGGAGCCGCGCCCATCCTCCCGTCGGTGGCTAGCCACCGCTCCAGCAGCTTGACCTCAGCTTTTGGATGGCACCAGGTCATCGTTGACCGCCTCGGCGATGCGTCGCAGCACCGCCAGCGGCAGAACCTCCAGCGTCTCGCGCGTGATGGGGGCCTTGTCGTCGCCGTCCATCAAGTCCCAATCGGTGACAATCCCCGCCAGGTAGGAGGCAAACGTGCCGGTGTCCGCGTCGCCCTTGAGGGCGTCCAGGTCGGCGATGCTGTACTTCTCGACGTTGTACTGCACGGCGAAGGCGGTCTCGTCGTCGATGCGCACGTTGACCGTGCGAGCCGATGCCGCCGTAGCGCGTGCCTTGACGATGCTCAGTTGAGGCATGGTCTGTCTGTCCTTTGTTCTCTCAGTGGTGAAGCGCGGGCGCGTTCCGCCGCGCACCACGGGGGGCCGCTTCGTTAAAGGGCCGTGATGGAATTTATCAGATGGAGGCGTTCCGCGTAGGTCAGCGTGCTGTCGTAAACGATCTGGCCGGTGAACTCCTGGGCATACACGCCGTCGCGGTCAGACAACGAGCCGGTCTCGGTGAGCTTGGCCGCGAAGTCGTGCTGGAACTTGTAGCGGATGGTGCCCGCCTCGATGGTGCCGCCCTGGGCGATGACACGGAAGTAGAGCGTCGTGCCGCCGCGCAGGTGGCCCATGTAGTTGGTGCCCGTCGAGTCCGCCTCGACCACGAAGCGGAACGTCTTGGACGGCATCGTGTCGACGGTGGTGGCGTAGCTGACGTTAGCCGTGTTGACATCCCACACCGGGCCGTAGCGGCCGGTGGAGCTATACTCGCCCTCGAACAGGCGCGTGATCTTGGTCGTGCCCAGGTTGCCCGCCACGGTGTCGGCGTAGACGTCCACCTGGTCCGGCTGGATGGGCACCAGGGACAGCGCCGACGGGGAGCTGGTCAGCGTCACGCCGCTGGTCGTGAGCTTCTGGCCGAGGACCGCGCCGCTAATCTCGAAGTTCTCGCGGCTGAAGGTGTAGCCGAAGTCGGTAAAGATGCCGCCGACGAACCGCTGCGCCACGTTGGCGTCACCCTGCTCGAAGGTGAACGTCGCCGGGGTGCCCGCCGCGTTGAAGCCGGGCACGATGGCCCAGTAGCGGCTGTTCGTGCCGCCGCTGGGGATGACGGGCGTGCCGCCCGCGGGCTTGGTGAAGTGGCTCGTGATGGGGTAGATGATCTCGGTGTACGTGGCCGGGCCGCTCGCGTCGGCGGTGGTCCAGTCGCGCCCCGGCACAGTCACGGTCGGGTGCAGATAGCCGGACGGCGTGAAGGGCGTCACCTCCACGTTGGGCGTGGCGTCGAGGGTCATGGCCGTCAGCAGCTTGTTGGCGCTGGCCTGCGTGCCTACTGTACCTTCCGAACCCACCTGGACAACCTGGAATACGGTCGCTCGCTCAGGCATTAGAGTTCTCCTGTTCCTCGTCCTGGGCTACAACGCGCGGGCTTGGCCGCAAGCCGATGTAGCGCTCGATGGCGGCTACGATGGTCAACAAGCCGCGCCGGACGGCCAGCCAGAACAGTCGTTCGCGTTCGTCCATCTCAGCCGCTCCTTCCTGTGATCTCGACTTCAAACCCGGCGCGCCGGTAGACGACACCATCGACGTCCTGCTCCTCCCGTATCTCCGCCCCGCACATCGCCGCGTACACCTGGCCGCTCGTCACGTTGACGAGCTGCTGGCGGTGCAGCGCCGCGTAGACCGCCGCCTTGTACGTCCGCAGATAGCTATAGGGCTTGTCCTTGCCGTGCACCTTGACCCGGTAGCGGACGCGGCCCAGGACATAGGTGCCGTCGCTGGTCAGCGTCGGGGCGACGAACGGGACGGCCTCGAACGTGACGAAGGGGTAGACCGCCGTCGACGGCGCGCCGCCCTCGTAGGCAGGCACACCGGCTAGCCCCGCCGCCTGCGTCAGCTTGCTGTAGAGGAACTGCGCCGCCATGTCCTGGTCTAGCCCGCCTGCCATGTCACTTCTCCACGATCTGGCCGATGGCCGCCCGGAAACCCGGCTCGACCTTGTTCACCCCACCCGTCAGCATGTAGTGGCCTGGCCTGTAGCCGCCGCCGCGCGTGTTGTGGCCCAACTCGACAAAGGGCGCGTACTCTACCGTGTAGCCGACCGTCGCTTCCGTGTCGCTGTCGATGCTCACGAACAGGCTATTCTTCAGCGCACCCGTATCGACCGGCGTGGCCGGTCCCGCGACGGCGGCGACCTCGTAGGCGGCCTTGCTCACCACCTGGCGCACCCGCGCGGGCGTGGCGCGCAAGATGTCGGGGATGTCGCTCTTCAGTACCACGTCACCCTTACCCATGCTGGCCTCCAAACGAAACGAGCGCACCCGCGGCTCGTGGCCGTCCTGGTGCGCTCGCTGGCGTCTGGATATGAGTTTGAAAATCTAGCGTAAATTCGTCTCAAAACCCCTTGACATTACTGGATTTTGTGCTATGATGTCTAGTGTAAGGCAATGAGCGAGACACACGAAAGGAACGGACGATGAACGCTTACGAAGTCACCTACAAGGAAACCCCGAAGGCGCGCAAGACCCTGACGGCCATTCGCTTCGCGCACACGACAGACGAGGCTCGCGAGAACGCGGAAAAGGTGCTGGGGCGCGAGCAGGGCTACACGGTGGTCGACGTGACCCCCACCAACGACCCGCGCAAGTAACCTCACCCACCGGGGCGCGCATGGTACACGCGCAGGAGTAGGGCGATGGACACGACATACCGCAAGGGCGACCGGGTACAGGTTAGCGGGCACGGGCGGACGGCGAAGTATCCGCGCAACATGGTCGGCACGGTGACTGAGGTTCGGGGCAAGTACGGCGTCTTCGTCCGCTGGGATGGCACGCTCTACCTGAACGACCAGATGACCCCCGCCGAGCTGAAGAAGGTGTAACATGTCTCCTAACTCTCGCGGCGGGCAACGTCCAGGGGCAGGCCGTAAGCGGCTCGCCCCTGACGGCCTGATAGCCCACAACATCACGCTGTCGGCTGAGGACTGGGCCGTCATCGAAGAGTACGGCGCTGGCAACCGCTCGGCGGGCGTGCGCGTCATGGTGGCGACGCTGCGCGACATGTTCGTCATTCCGTCCTCACAGGAGGCCGACCATGATAAGGGGTGACACCGTATATACTGTGAATGTCGCCAAGTTGCGCATCGAGGTCGGCGTGCTGGACGGCGAATTGCAGTTCGGCTACTACCACGTCAAGCTGCACGGCGACCGCTGGGCCACGCGCGTCGAGGCGTGGCGCGTATTCGCTGATGCTCGCGAGGCCCGCGATGCCCTGGCCGACAAGATGCGCGAGCGCGCCGCCGATCTGCGCCGCGAGGCCAACGACCTGGAGAACGATGCACTCCACCTTACTCTGTCCTCACCGCGTACACCCGCCGACTAAGCTCCCAACTCCGCGGCGCGACGACGGCGACGACCTCATACGTCTCGCCGCCGCTGGCGATCTGGTCATCCGTCGTCACGCTCGTCTCGGCTGAGAAGGTGATGACGTGCCGCGTCGTCGTCGTCAGCCTGCCGTTCAGCGTCGCCTCGATGCCGCTCTGCGAGATGGGCGACACGCGACAGGCCACGGTACCCGCGGCTGACATACTCACCGTGCCGCCGCCCTCGCCGTCGCTCACCCATGTCTTTGTCAGGATGGTGCCGCGGTCGGGCAGGGAGGCGTCGAGGGTGGCCCGCATGGCGGCCAGCTCACCAGAGGTCAACATCGATGCCCCCCGTGGCGAAGTCGCTTCTCATCATCTGGACACTCGTGACCGCGCTCCACGACTGCCGTTCGTACTCCTGCGCCTGCTGCAAGAGGCCGCGCGTCTGCTGGCTGCGGCTGAAGCTCTGGCCGTCGGTGCTAAAGTCGTATTCCCGCGCCAGCCGCGTCGCCCACATCCTCAGCAGCGCCGCCGCCGCACCGAACGTGTCATACGCCCGCGCCGTCAGGTAGTAGGACGTCCCCGCCCGGTCAGTCGTGAAGGTCACGCAGCCGCGCCGGTAGTCGGTGCTCCAGCCCGCCGTCCCCTGCGTCGTGCCCACGCCGTCCTGCACGTAGAAGATGGCCGTGCCGCCGTCGGTGGCTTCCAGGTTGCCCATGCCCGCGTAGAAGTCGCGGTAGAGCAGGCTCCCGCCCGTCGTCAGCGTTGGGGCGGGGCGCATCAGGTGATACGTCAAGTCCTTCCGCCGCGCGTCCAACTCACGTAGTACCTGGGCGTCGGTGAACACCTGGGCCGTGCCGCCCGTGTCGCCCACCATGTCCCTGACGTCGGCGATGAGGTCGGCCATCGTCACCCGCGCGCCCGCGCTCGGCGCGTCCACCACATACCACGTCTCAAAGTCGGCCTGCGCCACCGCGCCCGTGCCCACCCACCGCGCCACCCATAGCCCCGCCAGGTCACACGTCACGTCCACGTAGTAGACGCCCGTCGTGCCCTTGACGACCTCGCTGTCCGTGCCGTAGACGTAGGCCGTCGCCACGCCCGCCGGGGTCGTGATAGTCGCCGTCACCGTCGTCGGGTCGGTCGCCGTGCCGCCAGTGTTGGTGTACGTGGCCGTCGTGCGCACCAGGTCGCCGCGCTGATACTGGTTCATGCGTCACCGCCTTACAGTGCGCCGATCTTGCTCGCCCCGTTGTCCCAGGCGATGACGATGTTGCCGCCGTTGGGCGTGACGGGCAGGCCGGTGGCCGTGTCGACGTAGGCAATCAGCGGCGATGTAGCCGTGGTGCCGTACTCCAGGTAGATGACGACGGCCTCCACCGTGGCCCCGGTCACGCTGGTGAAGGTCACGTCATCGGCGTCGAAGACGCCATTACTGAAGGTCTTGTTGGCGAGCGCCACCGGCGTGCCGACGACGCCCGACACGTCGTTGTAGTAGTCATGCGTGGCGCTGTAGGTGTAGGTGCCGGTGTCCACCAGCGCCGCCTTGACCGTGCCCACGATAGCATTGATGCTGCCACCCCATAGCCCCTGCTTGAAGTAGGGATAGAATGCCGACGCCATGCGCTCCTCCTATGCGTCCGTGACGGCCAGGCCGCCCCCGCTTGCGTTGCTCGCGCTCGCGCCCCCGCGCGCCGCGTTCGTGACCGATGCCCCGCCGCCGCCCGTGTTGCCCAGGCTCAGGCCGCCGCGTAGATTGCCGATGCTCACCAGGGGCCGCCCCAAGAGCGCCGTCGAGGCGATGCCGACCGGCGACAGCGTGACCGGCCCCGTCGTGATTGTTGGCGTGCCCAACGTCGCCGCGCTCTCGATGGCCGCCGCCAGCGCCTCGTAGACGCTCGTGGCCGTCGGCGTGCCCAGCGTCGCCGTCGAGACGATGCCGCTGGCGCTAACCGTGACCGGCCCCGTGGTAATGGTCGGTACGCCCACGGCTGCCGTCGAAGCGATGCCGTCAGGCGAGACCGTCGCGCCCCCGACGCTGACCGTCGGCGTACCGAGGACCGCGCCGCTGTCAATCCCCGTCGGCGTGACCGTGACGGCCCCCGGCGTGACGGTGGGCGTCCCTAGCGCCGCGACACTGGCGATGCCACTCGGCGAGACCGTGACCGGCCCCGTGGTCAGCGTCGGCACGCCCAGGCTGGCCGCCGTCGCTATTCCCGTGGGCGAGACGGTGACTGCGCCCGTCGTGATTGTCGGTGTGCCGACACTGGCCGCGCTGGCGATGCCGGAGGGTGTAACCGTCTGGTCGGCTGACGCCGACGCTACCGGCAGGACCAGCACGCCCGCGCCCCAGCCCACGGGCGGCTCGGCGGCGTCGGTGAACGTGCCGGTCTCGGTCCAGTCCTTGCTGCTGCCGCTGTAGTCCTTGACGCGCTCCGCCGCCCCCGGCAGCGTCGGCCACCAGCCGACAAGGTTGGACGTCCGACGCGGCGCAATCGCCTCGCGCTCCTGCGCTACCTCGTCCGCCGTCAGCGCCGCGTTCCACATCTTGACGTAGGCCACGCGCCCATCGAGGGTCTGCGACGAGTAGCCTCCCGCCTGCCCAATCAGCATATCCTCAGTCGCAGCCCGCCCCGTCCCGACGTTGGTCGAGTTGGTGGTGGCCAGCGTGCCGTCGACGTAGAGCTTTTGGCTGCTGCCACTCTCGCGTACCAGGGCGACGTGATACCACGTCGCCGTCGTCGGCGACCCCGCCGACGAGGCTACGCCGCCCTCGTTGAAGCATCGCCAGCCGTAGCCCCCCGTACCCGCGAAGTGGTCGTATGCGCCGCCGTACTGCCCATTGAGGATGAACAGCACCGTTGAGTCGGGCGGCGACGTGTTAAAGTACACCCACATCGACACGCTGTACGCGCCATTGAGGGAGATGGGCGCGACAGCAACGCGCAGGCGTTGGGTGTCAACGCCAGGGAAGCCGAGGGCCATTAGGCGGCGTCCCGCAACTCGACGCCCAGCACGTAGGCGTCACCCGTGGCGCTGTCGGTGATGGCACTCCCGTCGGCGTCGCGGTTGAGCGACAGCCGGAAGTAGTCAGCCGCCGCGATGCTGTCGGCGTTGGTGAGCGTCACGCTGATCTGGCCGAGATAGCCCGCCGTGCCGGGGACGGTGGTCGACGCGCTGTTGTTCACGGTGTCAAAGGACGTCGTGGCGTCGAGGTCCACCGCGTCACCCGCCGTGACCGCTTCAAGCGCTACCTGGAAGCCCACCGCGCCAGATGTGGCCGAGGCCATGATGTAGGAGATGACCGCCGTGACCGTGCCTGTCCAGCCCGCCGCGGCGATGGCGGACCAGTAGGCCGTCTCGTCGGTGGAGGCATCGAAGGCCAGGGCCGGGCGACGGTTGACGAGGGTCAAGGCTGGGAAGTTGGCCGCCGGAAACTCCGCCGCGTAGGGCAGCAAGACCGCGCGTGTCGCCATTAGCTCACCTCCCAGCGCTTGCTGACCACGTACATGAGCAGCAGCGCCTTCTGCTTGGCCGTCAGCCCGTTCCGAGCCGCCGCGGGCAAAGCTGCGTTGAAACTGGCGGCGTTGCTATCGGCCCACCCGTCGGCGGCGTCCACTGCCGCGCGTAGCTGGTCCTTCGTGATGGCGACGCCCTCGCGCGCATCGCTCCACGCCTGCATCATCTTGGCCCACACCGTCTTGCGGTCGCCGTCTGGTAGTACCGCCATGCTGCCCCCGTCCTGTGTAAGAGATGTAACATAACTTACAACTGGCTGACTGTGCGTCGCATTTTTCTACCAAATGCGACGCTCTACAGCCCGTTTTGCCCCTGCCGCCGCCCCTATCGTTCGCCAACGGAAACGCCCCACGCGCCCGGCTTGTGCCAGGTCGTGGGGCGTCTCGCGCTCGTATGTTTGGTTATGTCTGTCGCTAGTCTGCCATCGTCAACATCAGCCAATAGCCCTGGTCGTCAACGTGATACGCTATTACCTCCGGGTCGCAGTACGCTATGCCGCGCTTTCGGCGTCTCTCCTCAAGCCAGTCTGCCGCAAAGCGCAGCAATTCAGACAAGTCCGGCGACACCATGCCGACAAGTTGAGCCTCGATCTCGTGCTGGCCTATGTGCGCGCGGGAACGGTTATTCATGGTGTGCTCAGATGTTCGGTTTTGTAGTAGTCGCCAGTCGTGTCCGCCATCTCGCGCTCAAATATGACCGTCACGGGATGGATGTAATTCACCTCGCCCGGTGAAACAGAATGACGCAGCCGGTCTCCGATGCGTAGTTTAACGCC